TAGTTATGATCCAGATGAATTACATAGATTATTTTATACTGGAGCAACAAGAGCGAAACGCGAATTGCATGTTTTGGATCCAAAAGATTTTGAGAAAGCTTATTTATTATGAGTAGTTATGATAAACAGATAGGTGGAAAACACTATCAAAAATATACCATACAACCTAGTAAGTTTGTAATAGAGAACAAGTTGCTATATCCTGAAGGTTGTGCTATTAAATACATAATCAGGCATCAAGATAAGAATGGTAAAGAGGATTTATTAAAAGCCATCCATTTTATTGAGATGATAATTGAAAGGGATTATAAGTGAGAAGCACACAAATACCTCTGTTTACACCAGAGACAGAATGGGTCATGCCAGAAGAATTAAAAGATCTTCGGGGGGCCAAAGAGATAGCAATAGATTTAGAAACTAATGATCCTAATTTAAAAGAGTTAGGTTCTGGTAATGTGACTGGAAAAGGGCACATTGCTGGCATTGCGGTGGCCGTAGAGGGGTGGTCAGGCTATTTCCCTATAGAACACGAGTCAAATGGCAATATGGATAAAAAACTGGTGTTCTCATGGTTACAGGACATATTTAATCAAGAAGACACTACTTTTATATTTCACAACGCGATGTATGATATTTGTTGGTTGAGATCATCAGGTTTAATTATTAGAGGTAAAATAGTTGACACCATGATAGCAGCGTCTCTGATTGATGAGAATAGATTATCATATAAATTAAATACTCTATCAAAACATTATATTGGCATTGGTAAAGATGAGAATATTTTAAATGCTGCAGCAAAAGAATATGGTATTGATCCTAAGAAAGATTTGTGGAGATTGCCTGCTATGTTTGTTGGACAATATGCAGAACGTGATGCAGAGGCTACACTTAAACTTTGGAAAAGATTAGAAACAGAATTATATCAACAAGAGCTTTGGGATATATTTAATTTAGAAACAAGATTGTTTCCATGTTTAGTTGATATGAGATTTAAAGGTGTAAGAGTTGATTTAGAAAAAGCAGATAATATTAAAAAATCTTTGATGCACAAAGAGAAAAAAATATTAGCTAAAATTAAATCTTTAACTGGTGTTGACGTAGAAATAATGGCAGCACGTAGTATTGCGAAAGCATTTGATAAATTAAAACTTCCGTATGACAGAACAGAAAAAAGTAAAGAGCCAAGTTTTACAAAAAACTTTTTACAAAATCATCCACATGAATTACCAAAAGCAATCGCTGAAGCAAGAGAACTAAACAAAGCTCACAGCACATTTATAGATTCTATAACTAAACACGCAGTCAATGGTAGAATACATGCAGACATAAACCAAATTAGATCTGATACTGGTGGTACAGTTACAGGTAGATTTAGTATGTCTAATCCAAACTTACAACAGATACCTGCAAGACATCCTGAACTTGGTCCTTTGATTAGATCTATTTTTATACCAGAACAAAACCATAACTGGGGATCATTTGATTATTCTCAACAAGAACCTAGAATTTTAGTGCACTATGCAAAGCTACAAAATTTAGCTGGTGTTGATGAGATTGTAGAAGCATACAACCAAGGTGATGCAGACTTCCACCAGGTCGTAGCTGATATGGCAGGTATAGAGAGAAAACAAGCTAAGACAATTAATTTAGGTCTTATGTATGGAATGGGTAAAAATAAATTGATGGCAGAACTAGGTTTGATGAAAGATTCTGCAGAAAAGTTAATAAAACAATATCACACAAAAGCTCCATTTGTAAAACAACTCATGGATAATGTATCTCGTAAAGCAAATGATAGAGGTAAAATTAGAACTTTGTTAGGACGTGCATGTCATTTTGATTTATGGCAGCCAGTGCAGTTTGGTGTATTTAAACCATTACCATTGGAACAAGCAAGAAAAGAATATGATGAACCATTAAAACGTGCATTTACTTACAAAGCTTTAAATAAATTAATACAAGGATCTGCGGCCGATATGACTAAAAAAAGTATGGTCGCATTGTATGAAAATGGTATAATACCACACATACAGATTCATGATGAAGTAGATATTTCTGTTGAATCTAATGAAAAAGCAGAAGAAATAATTGAGATTATGGAATCTGCGGTGGAGTTAAAAGTACCTAACAAGGTTGATTATGAACAAGGAAAAAATTGGGGCGATATTAAATAGAATAAATACTTGGTCTTTATTGTATAGACAAGAAATAGTTTTGATTGGTGGCGGATTCATAACTGGATTCGTATTAGGTGCATGGCTTTTTTAAACGCAGACATTCCACCCATTTATTGTAAAGTACGAAAGGAGTATTTGTATGATCTTAAACAACATAAAGGCGAAAGTCTTGAGTGTGTTATCTTCGGTATCTCATCGATATCAGGGATGGCGATCTTATTTAACATCATGCTTACAAACGGCGCGTGTTATTGGAGATTGCCTATCGGCGCGTTTTTCCAAAAATCGCATGACAGAGCCGAAGTGCCCGATATGCAGACTCACGAGTTGGAACTGTGGAACTGTTTTAGTTATTATCCCAGTGTTCATCATTTTAGTTATCTCACTAATCAACGTGGTAAGTTCTTAGGTAAGGACAAAAAATTTTATAAAGGTGAGTATTTATTTACAATTGATTGGGCTCATCCGGAAAGTAATATCCTGGACACTGACCATTCTGAGATTCCTCAAGAACATAAGTGTGCACATATATTGGAACTTGATAACGGTAATTATGCTGCTCAGCCTAATAATCGTATTTTGTGGAACCTTTCTCACTATACTACTGATAAGTTTTGGCCTGACTTTAAAGTCCAAAATACTTACTGGACTGTCGAAAATAAAGACTGGGTTACAGAAGATACTGATAAGATGTTCTACCAGATAGAAGACAAAGAAGATTGATTTCTACCCCATAAGAATATAAAATAGATGGCTATGAATATAGAGGTAGCCAGGA